CAACGGTGAATTTAAACAGGTCAACAAGAGGCTCTGGACCAGACGCTCGACCACCGAAGGTCTTAAGGGACGCCCCTGCAGGTCGTACTCCAGATACGTCCCACTTTGGAAGTTGACCCGAATAGAGCAAGCTGACAAGTTCTCTGTAAGCCTTAGCCCAGCCAATTTTAGAGTCGGCGACGTGTATAACTGAATCGGTATCATGAAATTCCTCTGCTACTTCTGGTAGTTTAGATACGTACTGTCGTTCAACAGAGTAGCCTACACCTGTACCGCACATAAGTACGTACATCATCTCATCGAACGCTTTAGGGTGGTCAATAGGTAAGTAGCTACAGTTAAAGCCAGCTACGTTGTCACGGTCAAGAGCGTCACCAGCGGTCATCAACGCTCTCATGCTAGGCATAACACCCATATCATGAATGTCTGCAAAGATACCGTTAGCTTGTTCTAGTGTTAGCTTACCCTTCTCAATCCAGAAGTTTAAGTAACGGTCAATTGTTTCTTCCCAAGTCTCACGGCGCTGCTCCTCTGGTAGGTAACGTGCGTAGCGTGACTTGTGAATGTATTGTTGATATGCGTCCATTAAGATTGCACCTCTCTGTCTAACAGTAATTGAATGTAGTGCATGGCTTTACGTAGATCCTCGACACCGTTCTTGTCACGCCATCGGGTTATGTACTTTACTACGTTAGCCTCACACCAATCAAGGTTATTGTCAATAATAAAATCGATAGGTTGAATGTTATAACGTGCGTAATGGTGTCCGCCCACTTGTCTTTTGCGGGCATCGTCCCACTGTTTAGGTGTTGCATTGTCAATACTCATCCATACTTCCTTTTAAGATAACTCATGCTAATAGGTAGCTCATCAAAGGAACCGTTGTCTACCTCGTTTAGCATCCATATTCCAGACCAGCTACCGTTCGTTTGAGGGTTTAAGTAGCCTTCACTGTGGTTGTAATATATACCAGCAAACAATCCAGTGATGTTACTACCGTCTGCCTTACGTGCGTAGGCTATGTCTCTGTCTTGGACGTGTCCCATGATGCACGACATGAACTTCTTTTGCAACATGAGTTTTGCACAGGTGACTGGTCTGCCCATGACTCCGCTCGTGAAGTAGTGACAGTACGCGATGCCATCGATGATGATTGGTTGTAGAAAAGGGACAACCTCCCATCCTGCCTCTTCCAATAAGAAATGATCATAGCTCATAAGTCCTTCTAGTTTAGGATCAGATTCAATAGCACGTTCGATCCGCTGTTCGTGGTTACCTAACAAGAATACCATCCGTGGTGTCCATGTCTTCTTCTTGTTACTACGCAAGCGTTCCTTCTCTGCTTCGATAGGCGCTAGGAAATGCTCCATAGCGTTCTGTCCTGCTCGTATGTCTCGTGTGTACCGCCGTCCTTCAAAGGACTTTTTACCTACGTCATAGCTACTGAGACTTTCCATGTCCCAGTGATCCCCCAGATGAATGATAACGTCAGGCTTTGTTGCGGCTGCATACTTACCCGCCCAGTACAAATGATCAACACTGTTACCGGGCTTGACTTGCGTATCAGGTATTACTAGGTGTCTCGTCATTGCTTTTTACTCCATCCGACAGGACAGGTTTCTGGTGTGTACCATGCGAAACCTTGCTTCTCTGCCCATTCTTGCATGGTGTATCTTGTCCCGTCAGCTCTACGTCTTGCTCCGGGCATTGCAGTTCTTGGGTTCTGGAAGACAAAGACCAGCTCCTCCTTCTCCCCAAGGCTGCTGTTAATGTCAACATATTTCCTCGCCTCTGCGCGGTCACGGAACCTCCCTTTAGCTTCAATATATATAGTAGAATGTGTACTGTAATATACAAAGTCAGGCTCGTACGTCTTGACTTGGGTATATGTTAACTTACCAACATGGTACTCGCATCGTCTGAACTTCTGGTGAAGGTCATACTCGAACCAGCTATCGTACCCTTTAGGTATGTTACGCTTCGTTCTCTTCACTTGGTCTTTCCCATATCTGATTAGGTTCACGACGTAGCCAGAGCAGCCTAGCGTTCTCGATGACACGCTCTTCTGTCTCCAACAACTCAACACACTTGTTGAACATCTCTATCTCTGACAAACCTTCAAGGATCTTCTGAGACTTTTTCTCACCGATGCCGTGTACACCCATGATGTTATCAGCTCTATCGCCCATGATGATCTGACGATAAAAGAATAACAGTCCTTCCTCTTCAGTAACAGAAGACAGTTCACGCTTGTTGAAGTTGTAGTGTCTGCACGGTACTTGTTTAAAGTCCTTATCAAGACTGACGATGATGCTGTCAGGGATGGTGGTAGCGTCGATAGCAATCAAGTCATCAGCTTCCTCATCTTCTGATACAACAGCTTTCCAATCTTCGATCAGGTACTTACGTATGGCTTCAAGGTGTGCAGGTTTTTCTACGTCCTTACGGTTACCTTTATAAGGCGCAGTCACAGCCACGTCATTACGAAAGTTACCCTTGCCTGTCAGGTAGACACGGTAGTCTGGTTCACCGTCTATCATGGTGTATAGATCGCTTACCAGATCAGACAAGAAACTGCCCGTAGTATAACAGGCAGTCTTGACTGACTCATCGTCGCACTTGAATGCACAACGATAAGCCACAATGTCACCGTCAATCAGGATCACAACGCTTCCGCTTCAGAGACTGAGTTGTCAGCGTATTCGATCAGGTTAGTAACCTTCATCTTGATCATGGATGGTGAACGTCCTGTACCAACAGACCAGTCATAGTATCCTACAACAGCGATAGCTTCAGATCCGTTAGCAATAAGAACATCTTCAGGAATCTCAACACCGTTCTCATCTGTTAGACGCATAGGGTTGTTGCTCTTCATAGTGATAAAGAAGCCACGGTCATCACCCTTGTTGCTAGGTGCAATACCCATCTCTTCAATGGCCTCAACAGCTTTTTCACTGAGGTTACCAAGCTGCACTTGATACTTGTTACTGTACTTGTTGAGCTTGTTACGCTCACACCAGTAGACGGTACCGCGTACAGTGATGGGTGGTAGTTTGTTTGCAGACATAAGTTTCTCCTTAATGTGTCTCTGCCCAATTGTTACCTACTCTATACTCGCCGTCTAAGGGACACCGTAGGCTGAGTGTCTCACCGGCGATTCTGATTGCACGTACACCTATACGTCCGACTGTGTCAGCGTAGTGGGCAGGTGTTTCTATCTGCCATTCATCGTGTACGTTTGCTACAAATCTATGTGGTATGTTGCGTAGTTTATCTGACAAGTGTACCAAGGCTTGCTTCATAACAATAGCCCCGGCACCTTGTAGTAATGTATTCAGTGCGGCGTGTTCTGATCTGACTCTGAGCTTTCGTCCGTCGAGTCCAGTAAGGATGCCTGATGCAGCCTGTCCGTGAGTATCTCTTCTAACTCTTTCAAGAGACGGCGTGTTAGAAAGAAATGTTTCTTTAAGTCTGCGTCCAGTAGCGCTATTTCCTCCAACGATAGCTCCGATCTTAGCATCTCCGGCTCCATACAGAAACGCATAAATGAATGTTTTCGCAAGAGGGCGGCTCTCAAGTTTAGCTGCTCGTTGATTAGCTGTATGAATATCGCCATTGAGTAGTTCATTAGTATAGTTCTCGTCGTCCATGTAGTGAGCTAACATACGTAACTCTAAACCGCTGGCGTCTATACCAACCAACTTGTTACCTTCATCCACTGTCCAACATGAGCGGCACTCAGTACCGAACGGTGCAGATACTGCTGGTACTTGTGCCATGTTAGGTGATAGGTGTGTCATACGTCCTGTCACAGCTCCGTTGGTAATGACTCTGCCATGTACTCTACCATCGTCCTTAACAGCTTTCAACCATGAATCTATCTGAGCTACTCGCTTCTGCAACATCATGTAACGTGCAACAGCTTTAGCTTCAGGAAGGTCTATACTGTCCAACACCTTCTCGTCAACGATGATGTTACCCTTCTCAGTCTTCTTGTCGAACTTAACACCAAGACCTTGCAGCCGCTCTGCAATTTGCTTACGTGAGCCGGGATTGAACACAGTGACTTTGTCCTTCAGTCGCTTACCTGTCTTCTCAGAGATACGTTCTTCAACGATGGGCGGGAAGATAGCTTGTAACTCTGCTTCGATGTTGTTCATCTCAAACATAAGATCCATCATCAACTTCTCAGCGAAGGGTGTGTCTAGCTTGAAGCCGTTACGTTCTTGCTCAGTCACGACCCAACCTACGTTGTGTTCAAGATCAATACACTCCTTCGAGAAACCTTCCTTGCGTAGCTGTAGTTCAAGCCACTTGTGTACACGCTCAGTCAGTTCAACGTCAGCGATACAATACTCGATCATCTCGTCTGTTAGTCCACCGTCGTAGTCTGTAAAGTCGAGCTTGCCTGTTCCTCCAAGGATTGTTCCCCAGTTACGCAGTGAATGTCCACCTTCTTGGCTTGGATTGTAGAGTCTGGAGAGGTATAGAGTATCCACAACAAGATGCCTAGGAATGCGTACGTCCCAAACACTATCGAGAACACGACAATCAAATCCAATGAGATTATGTCCGATAACTTGTTCCGCATCATGCAACACCTTCTTCAAAGACTCTGGCGTCGTATGTACTTGGGTGCTGTTCTTCACCTTCGTAACGGCACACCAGATCGTTGAGTGATCCAAGCTTGTTTCTATGTCCAAGTAGCATGTATTCATTGTATCGCTCGTTCAATTCGTTACGTTCAGGCTTATGGTTAAACTTCTGGTAAGTCTCCATCAACTGTTCCTGTTCTAATATCCAAGTCCCAATCTTGCTCATGATGTATCATCTCCTCTATGTCTGCGAGTGTTCGTAGATCAGCACGGTCAATCACATCTCCGTCATCTAAACTAACAGCGAAACATTTGTTGCACAAGTCTACAAACTCTTGGCTAACAGCGAATCGTCTTGTAGCTTCGTAGTCTGTTAGCTCTACGTCACACGCTATACATCTCATTCAATAAGTTCCTCTACCGGCGTCAGCTTGTACTGATCTAAAAAGTAGGCTGGTTTGTTTCTACCAAAAGGATCGCCCCAGTTTTCCTCTTGCACTATCTCATCGTAAGTAGCATAACCTACTACACTATATTCAGGAAAGCTACCCACCACTAACAAATACAAATCACACTGGTCGTTCTTCTTGTGAGGCATAACAATAAGCCTGCCTGTTCTGTACTTGGTTGTCTTCACATCGACAGTCTTACCTTTACATATCAAGTCATATGTAGGTAGTTCGCTTGCTTGAAAGTCTGTCTCAATATCGTAGTACACATTGAGTATCTTTGCTGCTGCCATCTCAGAGCCAACGCCATCAACATCAATGCTCTTGTACGATGTAACTTCTAGTATGTCTGATTTACCAAAGCCTTTCTCTCTAGCATTCTCGTAACGCATACGAGCGATAGACTCACAAACCTTCTGCTCATTCTTACCTAGCTTATAAGACAGCACTGTCCTTCTCCTCACGCTGTGTTAATCGTCCAGTAGCTTCGTTGTAGAACACTTCACACGCCTTGCCTGTCTTACCCGTGTACCTGTTCTTCAACACACGCAGCACGGTCGTGTTTCTGACAACGGGATCATCACTCTGACTATTACGTTCAGCACCAATGACCGCATCAGAGAGCTGTGCAATCGACGCAGAGCCGCGTAACATGCCAAGGCTAGTGACAGCACCG